GACTCTTCTAATTCCACCTGCGGACATGGCTGCATACGAGCCCAAATCTTACGTATATGACCTAGAGGTTGAATCACCTACTAGTGAAACTACGAGAATTATTCAAGGAAAATTTATTGTGAGACCCGAGGTAACTAAGTAATGGCACTCTCCGATAACTTTGCATATGTAGATATTAAAGGTCCTGGACCTCAGGGACCCGCTGGACCAACTGGTCCCGCAGGACCCGCTGGAGGCCCGACTGGTGCGACAGGTATCGCAGGTCCCACTGGTCCAACAGGTGCTACTGGTTCAGTAGGTCCAACAGGTGCTACTGGTGCAGAATCTACAATACCTGGCCCGACTGGTGCCGTAGGTCCAACAGGTGCTACTGGTGCAACTGGTGCACGTGGATCAGATGGTTCGGATGGTGCTGACGGGGCAACTGGACCAACAGGAGCCGCTGGTGCCGTAGGTCCAACAGGTGCTACTGGTGCACGAGGCCTCGCAGGTTTAAGTATTACAGGACCAACAGGTGCCGCTGGTGCCGTAGGTGCTACTGGAGCTACTGGTGCGACAGGTGCCCAAGGTCTAGCTGGCTTAAGTATTACTGGCCCAACTGGTGCTCAAGGCATACAGGGAGCGACAGGCCCTACTGGAGCTGCTGGTTCAGATGGCGTCGATGGTACCACTGGGCCAACAGGTGCATCTGGAACTGACGGCATTGACGGCATTGACGGAATTGATGGAGCTACAGGACCAACTGGAGCCGCTGGTGCTACTGGAGCAACAGGCGCAGCGGGGGCCACTGGAGCAACAGGTGCTACAGGTGCCGCTGGTAGAGACGGTACAAATGGAACTGTGGGATCTACGGGCGCTAAGGGCGATACTGGACCTGCTGGTGCAACTGGAGCTACTGGAGCGCAGGGTCTAGCTGGTCTAAGCATTACAGGCCCTCGTGGTGCCACTGGCCCTCAGGGGCAGCAGGGTATTCAGGGACCAACTGGAGCGCAGGGTCTAGCTGGTCTGTCGATTGTTGGACCAACAGGTTCAGTAGGTCAGGTTGGCCCAACGGGTGCAACAGGTGCAACAGGTTCTCAGGGTGCAGCAGGTTTAAGTATTACAGGACCGACTGGCGCACTTGGGCCTACTGGTGCCACTGGTGCCACTGGCCCAGACGGTAATTTTTACGTCTCTTCACTAGCCCCAGAGTCTCCAGAAGAAGGAGACGGTTGGTTCGACTCTACTAGCGCGGCGTTCTATCTATACATCGACGGTTACTGGGTAGAGGTAAATGCTAGCCTAGCTGGTCCTACTGGATCGCTAGGACCTACTGGATCTACAGGACCTACAGGCCCTCAGGGTACTAGCATTAATTTCTTAGGTTCTGTTGCTGCAATTGTAGATTTGCCAGAGTTTGAAAATCAAACTAATGATGCCTACATTGTTGATGCTGACGGCAATTTATATGTTTGGGGCGGAAGCTCTTGGACTGATGCTGGTCAGATTGTAGGTCCTACAGGATCTACAGGTCCGACAGGTGTAACTGGCCCTCAGGGCATCCAAGGTGTAACTGGTCCTCAGGGCATCCAAGGTGTAACTGGTCCTACAGGTGCCCCAAACGAGCTAATAATCGGCGATGTAACAACCGCAAATCCTGGTGAATCTGCTTCAGCATATATCTATGGTGAAGCCCCAAATCAGACATTAGATTTAATAATTCCACAAGGACCTACAGGTCCCCAGGGTGTGCAAGGTGACCAGGGTGATTTAGGTCCTACTGGTCCAACTGGTGCACACGGTACTTATACAATTTCAGAGACTGCTCCACTGTCTCCTGTAGAGGGAGACTCGTGGTTTAACTCGGTAAACGCTAAGTTCTACATGTACTACGACAACTTCTGGGTAGAGGTTGCAGTCGCAGAGCAGGGACCTATCGGCGCAACTGGTCCCCAGGGTGATTTAGGTCCTACTGGACCTGCAGGTGAGCAGGGTGTCCCAGGAGAACAAGGCATTCAAGGAGCGACTGGACCTGCAGGTGAGCAGGGTCTCAAAGGTGATCAAGGAGATCAAGGTGTCCCAGGAGAACAAGGCATTCAAGGAGCGACTGGACCTGCAGGTGATACAGGAAGCACAGGACCACAGGGAGAAGTTGGCCCAACTGGACCTCAGGGAGATGTTGGAAATATTGGACCAACTGGTCCCACAGGACAGACAGGACTTACGGGAGATACAGGACCTGTAGGTGCAACAGGGGCGACTGGTGCAGAATCTACAATACCTGGCCCGACTGGACCCACTGGGTCCGTAGGCCCGATGGGGCCAGCAGGGTCAATTAATGAAGCTTCATATATTCAACTAGATACAACATACACTGGCGGCGCTACCGCAGTTGGCATGCTTGCGTGGAACCCAGACATGGAGACCGTTGACATTAAGCTCAATGGTGCCACTCTCCAAGTGGGGCAAGAGCATTTAATTAGAATTAAAAATGCATCTGGAACTACCCCTATTGCAGACTTCACTCCTGTTATGTTCGTCGGGGCTACTGGCGATACAGTGACAGTTGCTCCAGCAATTGCAGATGGTAGCGTGCCAGCAGAGTACATTGTAGGTGTAACTACTGAAGAAATCCAAGCTGATGGTTTTGGATTCGCGACTCAGTTCGGATTCATAAACAACATAAACACTAATATATATCCAGTAGGATCTATGCTCTACGTAGACCCGCTAGTGCCAGGCGGTTGGACTACAACGATGCCTACAGCCCCTGCTTGGAAAACTGCTTTTGCTGCGGTGACTAGGCAGAGTCAGAATAGTGGTAGGGCACTAATTCGCGCTATTTTTGGTTTAGCTTTGAATGATTTAAATACAGTAAACGCTCCGAACCCACAAGACGGTGACATGCTCTCATATGACGCAGGCGCTGGCGCATGGATTAATTTGAGTGTAGTTGATGGAGGTACACCGTAATGTCATCAATCAATTTTCCAAATTATCCAACAATAGATGAGACGTACTCGGCGGGCGGCACTACCTGGAAGTGGGATGGATCCGTCTGGGGTGTACTAGCATCTACAGCATCTATAGGCCCAACTGGTCCTCAGGGTGGATTAGGCGATACAGGACCAGTAGGTCCTAGGGGTCTTCAAGGTATTCAGGGTGTCACAGGGCCAATTGGCGATCAAGGACCTACTGGGCCAACTGGCCCACGAGGATATACTGGAGATACGGGACCCCAGGGGGCCGTTGGTGCCACAGGTCCGATAGGCTCTCAAGGCATTCAAGGAGCGACTGGACCTCAGGGTATTCAAGGTGATAAAGGCGATCGCGGCACCGATGGGCTCAATGGGACAGACGGGGATATGGGGCCTACAGGCCCTAAGGGTGATTTAGGCAATACTGGAGATCTAGGACCTACAGGCCCAACTGGAGAAGTAGGGCCTACTGGGCCTACTGGACAAGCGGGAACATTTGTAATCTCGGATTCAGCACCTAGCCCAGCTACAGATGGCATGATTTGGTACAGCAGCCTAGAAGGCAAGCTACTAATCTATTATGACAACTTCTGGGTGGAGACAATCGCAGGAGAAGTTGGCCCTACTGGACCAACTGGTGCAGCTGGAAATCCTAGCTACACCCCAAACCAGTCATCTGACTGGAGTCCAGCACCTACTACCATATCCGAAGCATTGGATCAGTTGGCTAGTAGACTTAAAGCATTAGAAATTTAACCTAGGAATATATAATGGCCATTCTAGATTTCCCAAACTCCCCCGAGATCGGCGATATTTTTGAAGCGTCTTCTCAGGGCGGAGCCTTCGCTACCAGTACTCAGTCTTGGACTTGGAACGGATACTACTGGGAGGCACTAACTACCGAGCTAGTCACTGGACCAACTGGCCCAACTGGACCTCAGGGTCCCCAGGGGGTGGGGCTAACCTTTAAGGGAACTGTAAACGATGTATCAGAGCTGCCTTCAGGTGCTTCTGTAAACGATGGATATGTAAATAACCAAGACGGTGACCTTTACGTATGGAACGGATCTTCCTGGGACAACGCTGGTCAGATTGTTGGTCCTCAGGGAGATACTGGGCCTGCTGGATCAGTAGGGCCTCAGGGGGAGTTTGGGCCTCAGGGGCTGCAGGGAGATCTAGGCCCCACTGGTCCCCAGGGTGATTTAGGTCCTACTGGACCTCAAGGTGATCTAGGACCGACTGGACCTCAAGGTGATACGGGTGCCCAGGGGCTGCAAGGTATTCAAGGAATTACTGGACCTCAAGGGGAGAGAGGTATACAGGGTGAAGTTGGCCCACAGGGCATCCAAGGTATTCAGGGTGTCAAGGGTGATACTGGGGATACTGGACCTCAGGGTATCCAGGGAAATACTGGATCCACTGGTGCGCAGGGTATACAGGGTGACACGGGGCCGCAAGGCGCCCCTGGGGCAGATGGACTAGATGGTGCACCTTTTCAAATAGTGCAGACGTATACAACCCTGAGCGAATTCAATCTTTCTGTTCTAGCGAACGAACCAGGGTCTGCATATATAGTGGACGGGCACTTGTATTTTTGGAACCCAGTCACTGAAGTTTATGACGACCTAGGGTCTATCATGGGACCTACTGGTGCTCAGGGGGCTCAGGGTACTAGCATCACCTTCAAGGGCTCAGTATCGACCACATCCCAATTACCAACCACAAATAATTTGGTAAATGATGCGTACATCGTTGACGCTGATGGAGATCTATATGTCTGGGATGGCCAATTACCTTGGCACAACGTCGGTCAAATTGTGGGTCCGCAGGGGGCAACTGGCGCGACTGGTGATACTGGACCAAAGGGTGATACTGGGGATACTGGACCAGCTGGTACATACTCAGTGGCTAGCCCAATTACGCTAAGTGCTGGCACCCTATCTATCGCTAGCAACCCCACACTGACGGGCAATGTGTCGGCTACTAGCTTTATTGGTAATCTAACAGGTACCGCGTCTAATGCTTCGGCAATAAATTCCCACAAGGTATATGTGCAGAATACGTTTCCAGTCTCTGGGATGGCCGATGGCGACATACTAATTAAGCGTCCGTAAGGTCTGATTTTAAATGGCGTATTACAGTAAATCAGCTGCATTTAGCTTACGAACTACAGTAAAGCTTTATGTTGAAGTTTATACGTATGATGTCGGCGATGGTACTCAAATTGACATATACGCCTACGCTCAGCGAAATGCTGGCGAAACTAGAACGCCGTTCAGCTCGGTAGCTACAAAATCTTGGAGTCTACCAGGAGCTCGCTCTGGCAGCTCTACAGGATCCGCGTCTGCATCAGGCTCGGCCAACTGGTCATATAATTTTGCAAACGGTGACCCACAGGTAGTTTACGCTACTTTCACTAGGTATATTCCATATGGTTCTGCCAGCGCTACTTTGACGGTTACCGCAGCCGATGGATCAGGAGGTTTGCTGGGGTCAGCATCTGTCGCTCAGACTATTCCACTATTCAGCGCCCCACCATTCTTCCCATTCTTCCCACCATTCTTCCCACCATTCTTCCCACCGTTCTTCCCACCTTTCTTCCCACCGTTCTTCCCACCATTCTTCCCGTTCTTCCCACCTTTCTTCCCACCTTTCTTCCCATTCTTCCCACCTTTCTTCCCACCATATTTTCCCCCTACCCCCACTTGGTTAGATAGTGCTATATCTACAAGTGCAAAAGAAAATACAGCGTATTCTGATGGCATCTCGGCCACTGCTGTATCTAGCTACGCGCTATATAGCGGATCCTTACCAGCTGGTATTGCAATCAATACTGTGTCAGGCGCACTCGCTGGTATTCCAGTAGACGGGTCCGCTAACACATATAGCTTCGTATTAAGCGCTTCTGGCGATGGTGGAACTATATATACACCCCAACTGACGCTAACCGTAGCAAATGACGGGCAGAGGGTCCATGTGTACAACTCTGCTACGTCTAGCTGGCAGGAAGCCATCGTGTACATATACAACGCAGCAGACAACACCTGGAAAGAATCCTCTGTACAAGTTTGGGATGCTACTACTGGCACTTGGCGAGACAGCGTATAATTAACGGCTGCTCCATTTTAAGGTAAAATAGTAGTGATCTCTGCCATTTAAGGACACTAATGCCAACTATTGATTTCCCGAGCAATCCATCTATCGGAGATTCATTCACATACGGTCTATATACCTGGACATGGAATGGCTCTACTTGGCGTGCAGTCACTGTGACTACAGTTGCTGGCCCGACTGGAGCTGCAGGACCGCAGGGTGAGGCTGGCCCAACTGGCCCTACGGGACATGCTGGTCCAACTGGTGCGACAGGTGCCACGGGTGCTGCAAGCACGATAGCTGGGCCTACTGGGTCTCAGGGCGCAATTGGCCCAACTGGTGCGACAGGTGTACAAGGAACTCAGGGCATTCAAGGTGTAACAGGCCCAACTGGTGCGCAGGGAGCGCAAGGTCCTACAGGATCTACTGGCTTACAGGGAGAGGTTGGTCCAACTGGCCCTCAGGGTGTACAAGGAACTCAGGGGACTATTGGTCAAACTGGATTAACTGGTGCGACAGGTGCTCAGGGTGTAACTGGCCCTCAGGGTGAGGCTGGCCCTACAGGCCCTCAGGGTGCTCAGGGTGATCAGGGTGACTTAGGTCCAACTGGACCTCAGGGAAATGTTGGAGATACTGGACCGCAAGGCGATATCGGCCCAGTGGGAGACACTGGCCCTACTGGGCCTACTGGTGCTCAGGGTGCTGGATTACAAATTACCGACGCGCATGCATCTTATGAAGATCTTATTTCCGAACACCCAGCAGGTGCAGCGGGATCTGCCCATCTAGTTGGCGACGGGTACCTCTATGTTTGGTCAATTGAGACGTCAACTTGGGTCAATACGGGTCAACTACAAGGACCTACTGGTGCTACTGGGCCTCAGGGGATCCAAGGTTTAGTTGGAGATGTTGGACCTACAGGGTCACAGGGTGACTTAGGCCCTACTGGCCCTACAGGACCTATCGGCGGCCACGGTATTCAAGGTATCCAAGGCGAGGTTGGCCCAACTGGGCCGACAGGTGCTACGGGTGAGCAAGGCGCTCAGGGAGATCAGGGGCAGATTGGCCCTACTGGCGATCAAGGTGCTCAGGGCATCCAAGGTATTCAGGGCGCTCAAGGAGTAACGGGGCCAACTGGTGCTGCAGGAGATACTGGACCGACTGGCCCACAGGGAGCTATTGGTGCTCCATTCCAGATTGTAGCAAGCTACAGTACTGAAGAAGAGTTTAACATTCAGGTAACTTCTGGCGAGCTAGGTACGGCCTACATTGTCGGCGGCCATTTATTTTTCTGGGATGACTCATTCCAGCAATATGTGGACTTAGGGTCTATCCAAGGACCGACAGGTGCTTCAGGTATCAATGGTTTAGATGGATCTACTGGAGATACTGGACCAGCAGGTGTTGCTGGAGATACTGGACCAGCTGGAGATACTGGACCAGCAGGTGTTGCTGGAGATACTGGACCAGCTGGAGATACTGGACCAGCAGGTGTTGCTGGAGATACTGGACCAGCTGGAGATACTGGACCAGCATTCACGCTGCTCGGTAGCTACGCCTCTTATGAAGATTTTACAGCGGCTAGTCCAGTTGGGGAATTAGGTGGAGCGTACTTAGTTAGTGGCGTAATCTACATGTGGACGCCGACAGCCAATGCTTACATTGAAATTGGATCGATAGTAGGTCCGACTGGTCCGCAGGGGGCAGTAGGGAACACGGGACCTGCAGGAACTGGCGTAGAAGAGGATCTTTACCTAGTAGATGGTAACAACTCGGCTATTGCGGCTGCGTATACCGCGGGTGAGTATATAGTTTCATTCGAGGGGTACGGAAAACTAAGGATAGTATCATATGCTAACGGGGTACCTAGCTTATATCCTATAGTAGATGTGCCCTATGTTACAGAATTTTATAGGGTTAGAGTGACTCTACCAGCTGACATCGATGGCTTTATCTCGATAGATAATTTTGTGGGAAACGTCTCTATACAGAATGCTACTACAACTGCCCTTAATACTGGTGGTGGTACCGTAACTATCCCTGGCGAGGTATGGACGGCTCAGGCCTCTAGAAACTACGTACCAAACCAGTCACAAGTGAATCTACGAGTACTAGAGTACTTCCCTGGGTACGGATTCATTGGTGCTAATACTGGACAATTCACTGGCGTGTACAGATCTGAAGATGGAGTTAACTGGACATATACAGCGTTAACTGGCGGTTCTGGTGCACCTACCTCTATAGCATACGGTGCAGGGGTGGGATTCGTAATAACTACGTATACTACAGGGTTCTGGTTCTCTGCTGACGCGGTATCGTGGGAGTTTATTCCACATCCAGGGACTGGCTCGGACTACGTGTACAGCATCGCGTATGCTAGCGGCATGTTCCTCGCAGTAGCTGGGAATGGAGCTGTATTCACATCGATAACTGGAAGATACTGGACTGCTAGTGCGCCTCTATCCTCTGGATCTACTAAGGAGAAGGTAGTTAGTGATGGTACAACATTCACTATTATCTCCAGCAATAAAGTGGAGAGGTCGACCGACGGCGTGACGTGGAGCAATATCACAGTTACTGGTATACGGAGTGATGCGTCTGCTAAGTATTTGAACGGGACATATCTATCCTTTGGACAGTCTACAAGTACTTATCACACGTCGGTAGACGGTATCACCTGGGTCTCTAGAACTCTTCCAGGTTCAGGTAGCTGGTATAACCTAGCTTATGGTAGCGGTGTCTATTCAATTATAAGTTTCGATGGCAGCGCATCTTACACATCACCAGATGCTATTACCTGGACTAGTAGGACTGCGCCATCAGCTATTGGCGCTTCTTCGATATACACGGCTTACGCATACGGTAACGGTAATTTCATTTTTGGATCCCTCTACACCACCATATGGGGGTACTCATCCAATGCACAGTCTTGGACGCAGCTGGATGTATCGGGACAATCTGTCTTCTATGGACTGAGCATAGCTGGGTCTAGACTATATGTATCTACCTCGACGAACGTCGCTCACTACTCCGATGATGCGGGTATAACCTGGAATAGCATAACTATGCCAGCCGCTGAGTTGAAACACTTTGCATACAAGAGTGGCGTATATGTAGCAGTGGGCTATGGAAACTACGCTTATACATCCTCTAGCGGAACTGGTAGCTGGACTCAGAGAGCTTTTGCAACAGCGCTACCTAATGGAGATACGTGGAGTGCGCAGGGCATAGTTCATAATGGGACTAGATTCTATACTTATAGCTATTTTGGTAGCTACACTTTCTACTACACTTCTGACGACGGTATAACCTGGACTCGTAGAGAGTATCCAAGCATGGTGACTAATAGCGGCCCAATGAGTGCTATCTGGGATGGCTCTAAATTTGTAGCACCTATTATGTATGAAGCATGTGTCTACACTTCAGCTGATGCAATTACATGGACAAGAACCAACATCTCAAATAGCTACCTAAGCATTGCTTATGGTGGTGGTATCTACGTTATGTCTGCATCTGGCGGCAAGATTGCAGTTTCATCCAATGGGACCAGCTGGACTGAATCTACGATATCTTGGCCCGACACCAATGGTATTACAGTGTCTTACGCCAACGGTAAATTCATTCTTTCTAGCACAGAGACTAATGCAGTGGCAGTATCTACCAATGGAGCTTCATGGAGCTACGGGACTCTGCCTGTAGCAGGTAGGTTCTATCACACACTTAAACCATCGGCAGGGGATACTATGCCATCAGGCAGGGCCCTACTTGCTGGGTACGCTGGGACCCTAATAGAAAGCTCGGATCAGGGGGCTACTTGGTCTAGCCTGCATGTACCTAGCTCCTACTCTGGTGGACTTATAACCTACTCTAATGGCAGATTTATTGGAACTTCTGGATCAGCGTCTTCTTATATCTATATATCTAGAGATGGATTTAACTGGAGTAGGCAGACAATGCCGAGTTCTCAGGTTTGGATTCCTGGAGCATACAACCCAACTACAAAGAGCTATGCAGTAGTCGCGAAAAATGCAACTACTGTAGCTTATAGTGTAGCTACTAGCCCTACTTGGAGTACCGCCACCTTACCGTCGGCTCAAACCTGGTCCGAACTTTGCTATGACGCAGAATCGGGGATATACATAGTCAGTGCAGTCGGTACCACTACTGCAGCCAAGGCTACTAATATAGCGTCATGGTCATCAATTGCCCTACCAGCAAGTCCATCAGTGGCTATCACTACAGCAAACGGGAAGTTTTACCTAATCAATAGCGGAAGTAGTTCCCTATACTACTCAGTAGACGGGTCTACTTGGACATCAGCGACACTCCCTATGTCTGCAACTTGGACCCAGGTATTTGGCGGGAATAGTGGTAAAAATTATGTCCTATTTAGCCAGGATAGTATTGCATCTCTATACTCTAGCGATGGAGCTATTTGGATCGAAGCTCCAGCAAAGATTAGATTTGCAGCTATAGCTAATCCAGTCTGGGTTAAGGGTATATATTCTGGAAATTCATATATTATTGTAGGGCACGCCAGCTATAATGGGGATGATACGAATATTGCTGCTGTTTCATACGATGGTGTGACCTGGGACCTTAAAATTTTAGGGCTCGCTAATGGGGGATACCCGTTAGTAGTAGGTAGTAATGGAGTGAACCAGTTCTCTACCGTAACAGCTAGGCCAGAGAGATCTTACACTTCTGCAAGTATCGGCTCTGTAAACATAGGATAGGAATACGATGAGATACGAAATCGAGTCAGTAACTAATGCAGTACGAATTTTTGATGTAGATAATGTAGAGGTAATCTATCAGCCTACATGGCCAGATGGCTCTTCTTGGTCCAGTGTCGCTGAGGCCTCAGCGTGGGCAGATCAGCAGGTACTTAGCATGTTAGATATAGCGGCCGATCTAGCGGGACCTTCACCAGACTCGCCAGTGATCCCTCGACCGACACCTATTGCCCCTCCAGCAATTCCAGGTACAGAGTAGTTACCCTACGTTACGCTTTCTAGCTGGTTTGATTAAAGGCTGGATGGTCTCCACTGGCTCAGATTGAGCATTATGTAGCCCTAGTGTTAAATCTTTAATGAACTCTATCTCGGTTGAGACCTTAACTATGTGCCTCTCGATGTTGTTTACGCGATCAGCTAGAGAGCTTCCGCCATTCTCCCATAGCTGGTGCTCTACGCGCCCCATTCGGTCTGACAGTGTTCGACCATCTCGATCTAGGCCTAAGGCATCACTGATTCGTTTTGCAACCCTATAGATCGCAATTGTGCCACCTATAAGAACGCCAAAAGCCGAGATGCTTGCAGCAATGGCCAATAATAGATCGTTAGTCATGTATAATTGTTCCTACAGGAGAGAGCGGTTAGGTCCGTATCATCCTATTTTACCCCATTTCGGGCTTCTCGATTTGGTGGGTCTAGCCATTAAGTTGGTCACCTTCCCAAATTTTTTCAACATCTTTCACGTTTTGATTTGCAAACGTAGACGTAAGGTGTATGCTGAATTTAGATTTTGGAAAGTGAAATTATGCACACACATATTTTTGAGGTGACTACCTAGTGGCTGGGTGGGGAGACGCCGATGGCAGACTACTGCCTGGCGCTACTTGGTACGCTAACAATGGATGGCACGTACTGCCAGTTCACGGAATTGATCGCACTGGGATGTGTACGTGCGGTAGAGAGCACTTAGACCCTAAAGAAAAAGGTAAACACCCAGCGTCTGCTCAGGGGCAGAAAGACGCCACTACTGACGTAGCCACCATAGAAACTTGGTGGGCAGAGAATCCTCACTACAACATCGGTGTCTTTGCTAGACCCTCTGGATTCTTTGTAATTGATATTGATCCGCGTAATGGTGGAGATAAGTCGATTCTCAAGCTGGAGGAGCGTGCTCTGGGAGAGCTCCCTCCAACCGTTGAAGCAATAACGGGTGAGTACAATACCGATGGTGGACCAAAACGTGGCCGTCACCTCCTATACCGCTGCTCGCCAGACGAAAAATTTATTGCTAACTTCAATAAAGAGGGCTTGCCTGGTATCGATGTAAAGCACAATGGCTACATCCTTATTGCGCCTTCTCGTCACTTCTCGGGCCACTGCTACGAGTGGAAAGACGGTCACGAGCCATGGAACATGGAGATTGCCGAAGCTCCAGAAGAACTTCTCAATGTAATCAGATCAAAAACTCTGAAGCGTTCGGCTGGCACATCTGGCACTGGCTACGCGACTAGTGACTGGGACTTCCTCCGCGAGCTTAATTTTGGAGATAAAGGTAAGTTAGACATCGACAACATCCTCGAAGAGGGTATTGAAGAGGGCGGGCGAGCTGTAGGTCTATATCAGCTAGCCTGTGCATTAGCTAACAAGCACGGCACGGATCTATCTGGTAGAACTGCGGTAGAGGCGATGATGCTTAAGTTTAACGCCGAGATGGTTAGACCTCCAATGGAGATTGAAGGCCCTAATTCAATTCTTATGCATACTCGACGCGCGATCGACTTCGTAGCCAATAATCCGATTTGGGATAAGTGGTGGGAAGGCCTAAAAGAGTATGTGCCCGAGAATGCCATGGAATGGGCAAAGAATGCCGAGGCCCAGTTTATCAAAGCACCAGATGCTTCTAGCTCTTTCAACTATAGCGGGTCAGCTGATCGAATCGACATAGACGTCCCTATTACTGATATCAGTAATGCTGTAGGTAATCAGGTAGCAGTTCTAGCAGCACGAGGTAAGTCTATTCAGGACATCACTCTCGGTGGAAATCTAGATCTTCCTAAAGACGTAGACGCCATTAGCGAGGCTGCAGGTGGACGTGCTGGTGCTAGAAGTTTGACAGACGTTGGTAACGGTCGCCGTTTAATTGATGCCTTTGGCTCTAGTATTCGCTATACATCTAATGTTGGTTGGTTTGTTTGGAACGGTAATTACTGGCGTCCAGACCGAGAGTCCGCTGATATCAAAGAGCTGTGCAAGTCAGTGTCTACCGTGATTGCACGAGAGGCTGCGATGCTGCAGTCACTTGACGACCCTAGAGGTCCAGAAATCGTTAAGTGGGCAAACCAAGCTAAGTCGAATGGCCGCATTAATGCAATGCTGGAGCAGGCTCAGTCTGATGCACGAATTCAAGTAGAAGTCGAAGACTGGGATAAGAACGCCTACCTACTAGGCGTGAAAAATGGTGTAGTCGATCTAAAGACTGGCAAGCTCACGCAGGGTGATATCGAGTCTCATATCACAAGAATTTCTCCTATCGCGTACACCCAAGGCATTCGGGATACCAGATGGGAAACGTTCCTATTAGAAGCGGTAAACGGAGATCGAGAGTATCTGGATTGGTTGCAGAAAGCTGTGGGGTATACAGCCACTGGTCTAAACAATCAGGACGCGATCTTCCTGATCTATGGCCCACCAGGGTCTGGTAAGAACACATTTATCGAAACTATTTTCGAAGCCCTAGGTAAGGCCCAACACGCCTGGGCGCTTGACTCAAACGTCCTAGCACTAGGCGACCGAGTCAGCACATCAGATGAGTATCATATGGCCGAACTACGTGGACGCCGAATGATTTGGGTGGATGAGCTACCTGAATCGGAACGCATCAAGGAGAACCAGGTCAAGAAGCTCACTGGTTCTGGAACTATTCAAGGTCGTTCTCCAGGAGAAAAACCTATTCAGTTCACGTCTACTGGAAAGCTCTGGGTATCTACAAACCACCGACCTATTATTACCGATGAGGCAATGTGGCGTCGTCTATTGCCAATCCCGCTAACAAACAAGCCATCTAGGCCAGATCCTAGCCTTAAGAAGTATTTAGCGGACGCAGAAGGTGCTTTGCCAGCTGTCCTAGCTTGGATCGTTGAGGGTGCAGTTAAATACCTATCATCCAGTCAGGATAATCCACTAGAGATGTGCACTGTAGTTCGTGATGCACACGAGATCTATAGACGTAACGAGGATAGGATCGGGTCATTCCTAGAGGAAGAGACTATGGCGAGCCCATCCAGCGATATGAAGATGAATGATCTATATCGTCGTTATAAGGGTTGGAGTGATTCTAGAGGCGAGAAGGGTCTTAGTCAGATTGCATTCCACAGAAAGCTTTCCGATAGAGGCCTAGAAGTCCTGGGATCAGGCAATAGAGCGATTCTAACTGGGATTACACTAGCCCCCCACGAGGTTACTCATATGTCCCAGCCTGACTTTGCATCAGCGGCCAGATTCGCAAACGTTAATTTTTAAGTAAGATAGGATATAAATAATATGAAAATTTTTATAGCTACCCCTATGTATGGCGGGATTGCCAAAAATCAGTACACCATTTCCCTTCAGAATCTACTTGTAAAGTTATCTCAGCGGGGTCACTCCGTTCAGACGACAACTATCGGCAACGAGAGCCTAATCACCAGAGCCAGGAACACTCTGGCCCACAAGTTTATGAAGAGCGATATGGATGCACTACTATTCATCGACGCGGACCATGGGTGGAACGCGGATGACGTAGTACGCATGATTGAGTCCGAGAAGGACCTAATCGGTGCCATCTACCCTATGAAGGGCCTGAACTGGGAGAATATCCGAATGGCTGCTCTACTGGGCAAGGAAAATCTAGAAGAGTACTCTGGCTACTTCGCCATTAATCTACTAGACGAGTCTCAGGTGTTCAATGATCAGGAGCCTTTCAAGGTGAAAGATATTGGAACGGGGATGATGTTCATTACCCGCAAGGTTTTTGAAGATCTAGAGCCAACCTGCAAGAAATACACTAACAACAACGTTGGTAATACAGGTATAGAGTTTGGCGAGAAGATTACCGAGTACTTCACCACAGTCATCGACGAGAAGGGCATCCTACTCTCTGAAGATTACGCTTTCTGTCGCATGTGGCAGGCAATTGGTGGAGAAGTTTGGTCCGCCCCATGGGTGCATATCACCCACTCGGGTGACTATAATTTCGCTGGACAGTTCCCTAAAATGATTGAATTGTCAAAAATTAGAGAGCTGCAAGCCGAAGCGGCTAAAAATCAAGAACTAGCTGAGAAGCAGAAAACAGACGAATCTGAATAAGTGAGAAAATAGTACTAGGTATCCCTAGACTCAAAGGTAATTAAATAGTGGCTAATGATAAAGATTACACATGCTCAATATGCTCTAAATGGTTTGTAGTTAGATCCCTAGCCAGAATCTGTGAAGAAGATCACAAGAAAAATATTTTACCTAAATCCGAGTAATGTAGGGTTTGTGTAGTAGTATAGTCTCAACCTTTGGTTTAAGGAGAGAACTATGGCTTTAGCAGAACGCCTCATACAGGCTAATAGCGTATACCAAAAAACTTTTATTTGCAAATTGATGCAAGTTACCTTAGACCCTAAGCTATCTAAAGATGATGTAGACGCGCTTATCAAAATAATAAATTCAAATCCTGGTGACGAGAATCATGTGCCGAATAGCCGACTTTCTCAAGCTCTCAGAGAAGAAGGTTTTGACGTAAGTGCGAGTGCTGTAGATAGACACCGCCGTAGAACCTGTTCATGTACTAGGCTAATTTAGGGAGAACTATGAGCCTGTCAGAAAAACTAGAAAAACTTCGCATGCCTGGGCATAGCGGCTCAGATTTTAAGTCACTCAATACTCCAGAGAATTGGCGTCCACGCATGGACATCGATAGTATCTCTGGAGGTTTTCTCATCTCCGAGGCCCGCCCCGCTGGGCAATCATCGGATGCTCGGCAGGTACTGGAAGACTTCGGGCTAGATCCAGAATCATGGACAGTTACCTCAGTACGCCTAGGTAAGTGGCAGAAGCATGATGGTGAATATCTAGAATCCCAGCGTGTGAACGTAATACCATCAAAGTTGTCTGCTGAAGATTATTTAGATGCCGAGAAACTTATCGACGAGATTAAGAAGTGGCGTCCTGCAAAAGGAATTAAAGTAGCTACTGGCACAGGATCCTACGGGCTATTCCCCGCCGATCAGCAGATAGGTAAAAAAGCTGCCAGTGGTGGTACGCAGCAAACCATCGATAGACTTCTAAATTTGACTGAAGTGTCAGTACAGCGTTTTAAAGATTACCAGAGAATTGGTCTCAACCTGGGCACTATAACATTAGGTCTGCCAGGTGACCACGTAGAAGGCACTACTTCTCAGGGTGGTCGGTTGCAGGGTCTCGCAGCATCAGATTTGGGCATGACAGAGCAGGTTAGAGTGGCTCGACGTATCCTGATGGCTCAGATTAAAGCGCATGCCCCCCTAGCTGAGCGAATGATTGTGCCAGTAATTAATGGAAATCATGACGAGCCAGGGCGCTATGTAGCCACTGATCCCGCTGATGGCTGGAACGTTGAGATAGCATCGGCTGTGCAGGATGCCTGCGCAGAGAACCCGTCTCTTAGTCACGTAGAATTCCGCTACCCAGGTTCTGGCCACCAGACTTTGGTGACAGAGATCTGTGGCGTACACCTAGGAATGTTTCACGGACACCAGGCAAACCAGAATACAATCGAAAAGTACCTAGCTGGTCAGACTCTAGGTCAAACCGCGCTAGGCGGTGCCGATATTTGGATCTCTGGGCATTTCCACAACTTCCGCTCTATGGACATTGGCGATCGCTTATGGTGTCAGTGCCCAACGACAGACCCAGGTTCAGACTGGTATCGTGACCGAGCTGGTGCTCAATCGCGTGCTGGACTACTTACCATGGTATTCGGCGGAGATTACGATCCAAGAGAGCACCTGAGTGTGCTATCAGTTAAGAAAGCATAGCATGGAATCAACTAAAAAAAGTTTAACTAAAACAATCAGCTGGGAAATTTGGCACTTCATTGTACTAGCTGGAATTCTCTATATTTTCACTGGTGAGTGGGAGTATGCTGGCGCGGGGGCAATTATATATATTGTCATCGAATCGCTAGGATACTATATCCACGAGAGAATCTGGGCCAGAGCCTCTAGGTCAGCCAAAAAGAAGTAGATATGAAAATTGCAGTATATACAATTGCTCTAAACGAAGAGCAGTTTGTAGAGCGTTGGTATAAGAGCGCCAAAGATGCTGACTACCTGTTAATAGCAGATACTGGTAGTACGGATAAAACTGTAGCTTTTGCTAAGAAGCTTGGTATTGAAGTCATAAACATATCCGTCAAGCCTTGGCGCTTTGATGATGCACGTAATGCGTCATTGGCCGCGCTCCCATTGGATGCCGATATCTGCGTACAACTTGATATGGATGAGATCCTACTTCCAGGATGGCGTGATGAGGTCGAGCAGGCTTTTGCATTAGGCGCGACAAGAATTAGATACAACTACACCTGGAATTGGAAAGACGAGGCTCAGACTATTCCAGCTACCACTTTTGGTGGCGACAAGATCCACGCTAGACGTGGGTATAGATGGAAGCATCCAGTACACGAAGTTATCGTTCCGTATGGCGATACGCAGGAGAAACAGGTCTGGACTCAGCTGAATCTCCACCATCACCCAGATAACACTAAATCGCGCTCCCAGTATTTGCCGCTGCTCAAGCAGTCCACCCTCGAAGATCCGTATGACGATAGGAACGCATACTACTACGCTAGGGAGCTATTTTTCTACAGACAATACGACGAAGCTGCCAAAGAGTTTAAGCGGCACCTAGAGCTCCCTACGGCAACATGGGCGCCAGAGCGTGCAGCGTCTATGAGGTACCTAGCCAAAATAGAGTTAGATAATCGTGAAGATTGGTTGATAAAGGCCTATATGCAGGCCCCAGGGAGAAGAGAGCCGCTGGTCGAGCTTGCTCAGCACTTTTATCAGTCGGAGTCCTGGGCAGCATGTCTACACTTTGCCCGCAAAGCACTAGAGATAGAAGAAAAACCACTAGACTTTCTTTGCGAGGATTTTGCTTGGGGGTACTTACCCTGGGACCTAGCTGCCATATCTTCCTACTGGCTAGATGAAAAAGATCAAGCCGTTATATATGGGACTACAGCTTTAGAGATGAGCCCAGATGACTCTAGGCTTCAAGAAAATATGAAATTTTATACTAGCTAATCTAGTAAACGTCTCTATCGTGATACATCTTCCAGTAGTTTGATGTTGACTCATACCCTGTTGGAAGCATAGCCGATAGGCTCTCATTCATAGCTCTACGCCTAGAGAACACTAGAAAATTTGGTTCCATCGGATCATTAAAGACATGAGTCGGATGGTTGTCCAGCATTATTGTATCGCCAACGAGGATATTAGAAGCAGAGTTGCCTTTTTGATATTCCGCTACAGCGCGGCCTAATACTATAGGACCAGTTATCCCATGCTGGTGGTGGGAGTAGCTCTCATTCATAATATTTTTAGTGGCGCTATTTATAGCCTCTAGTAAAATTTCATGTCCTGGATGTCTAAACCACATTACGGTGTTACCCATGACTATCGTGTCGCCACTAGACGGCACGTCTCTGAATAGGACTATTTGAAAATCTTCACTATATCTAGATAAAAGAGATGGATCTAAAATCTGAGCAGTCAGATCAAAGTACCATCCGCCGAGCACGTATAGTATGCAATACCTAGCCAAATCAGCCTTATATGCCAAAGGTTTTATTTTTTCGAATGCAGCTAGAACTTCTGGAGCAAAGTTATTCGATAGTAGTTCTTTAATATCGGACCCCAGCCACAAGGTGTGAGGCCCAGGCATGGCACTCTTTATAGCCTCTATTTTAGCTACAGGAGCTCTATCAATCTCGCCTCTAGAGAGCAATATCTGATGAACCGCCGAGTCAGCAGCAATATCAGCTAAAGACATTAGATATCTTTTTTCTCGTTCTGGATATGATAGGTATCGACTGCATTTGCACTAGTACGACTTTGCCAAACAAAATCACAGCTGGTGCATCGAACAACTCTCATTGTTGCCCAGCGGCCCCCGTCAGGTCTGTCTACGGTAGCGGTCTCTAGATACTTAGTTTTTGCTCTACATCCAGGGCAAAGAGGGAATCTCTTGTAGCGCATTTCTTGTCCGTCCCAGTTAACTGACAGAGTATTCCTAATCTCCCCTGAATCTAAGCCACCCCAAATTCCCCATATTTGCTTATTATCCAGGGCCCACTTAGCGCAGTCGCGACGTACAGGACACTGCCCGCACATCTTTTTAGCCTCCCACTGCTGAGACGGTTTATTAGCGAAGAAACTGTCTACTTTATCAGCGTTCTCCAGCTTCGAGCACTCCGCATCTTCATGCCAGTCAGGGGAGTCAAATAACATATGGTACCTCTACGAATGTTGCATCATATTCCAGCTCTATGTCATCGTACTCAGCGTAGATGGGAGATAGCTCATCGCCATCCTCATAGTAGTAGCCAGCCCTAGTCTCTATGCCAGAGTTAATCATCGTATAGGCTTCACCCAGCGACTCGACTAAACCCTCGCGCTGTATCTGCCTAGCTAGCGACTTCTTAGCTACCTCGTCGGTATCTAAATATAAATGTTCGCCAATAAAGAAGATTACAGAGTCGGAGTGCAGTTGTCTAGGGAACTCGTCGCCCTCCCACATGAGCCATGTGGGCGCAATGAATTGCTTTTTACGTTGCATGGTATAAATTTATCTACCTAAACGCAGCAGGTGCCGTGAATTACAAATTATCTATAGACCGCGCTTGTCTAGCTCTTCGATAAATAGTTCTGCCATATGCAAATGGGCATGTGCCCCCATATGGTCCCCGCCTCTACCTATGTCCCACACTGATATATTTTTATCATTATAGTGGCAGTCTTTTTTCATATTATCCGCAGCGTGTATGCATCCGCCCTTACCGCCAGATTTTTGGTAGTCAGAGACTATATAGTTGGCAAAAGGAATAGGGTCACCACCCCGCTGAGCTAGAAGATTCCCCGCGGTCAATAGCCTATGAAGTACTGTGCTCCAGGTAGAGTATACTAAGTTTATTTTTAAAGCCTTGCAGAGTTCTTCTATGGTTAGCAGGCTTTGTATGTTCAAATACGCTGCCCATCGTCTACTAAGGACGTCCTCCGCCGCGTGTGGTTTTTTGGAGTACTTAGACTCCAAATCTCCTATCCCGCCTATGTCGGAGATTAGCCTATTAAATTTATTACTGGAAACTAACGTATGTTCATCTTGTACAAGAGTTATGCGAGTGTCTGGATTAGGTAGTAGCAGTAGCAAATGTTCGGGGGCACCGTTGGCGCGTATGTGACGCACTAGTCCAGTAGTTATCCCTAAAATACTTGCCCCTCCCATGCCTAAGTTTAAGTTGTCATGAGCGTCTAAATACTCCCCTACTAATTCACCCCATATGAGCTTTTTAGTCTTTTCATAGGCAAATGGAGCTCCTTCAGGGGCATCAGATAGATACTCACCCATAGTCTCCGAGCACCCACTATACACGTACTTATAGTGTCTGTCGTAGTCCTGGTGGTAGAGCTGGTCTTTAGTGGCAAATCTGTCTAACGACATAAACTTTCTAAAATCCATATCACTGAGATCGGCGAGATAGCTAATGTCAAGTATGGGGTCATTGTCGTCGGGTGCTGATAGGTACTCGGAAATGCTAAAAGCCGAAGGCTCCTGTGACACTTTGTTTCACCGACCCATACACAGTGATTTGGAATATCTTAGCTTCTACCGAGGTCTCTATTTCAGAAATAGTTTCTGCTTTAGGGTATGAAACTCTTAGCTCTATAGACACACTATCCTCTACAGACTCTTCAGGTATCTCTAAAAATCTAGATATCTCCTTAAGCGCGATAGCTTTCGCTTCGGTAACCGTCTCGGCAACAATATTCAACTCGAATCCAGTACGCATTAGCTGGCCTTCTTGTAGCGTTTCTCTAGCTTGTACGGGGAGTAGTGGACGCCCTTAAGTTCAGGAGACTTACCGTCAGTTGAGTTAATGATTACGTCTCCGTAGCGAACAGCAATCACCTTTCCGACTCTAGAGTTGTGCATTGGTCCAATGTCGCCTCTGAAGGCATCTGACTTTACTCGCACAACGTCACCTAAACTGATCTGACCTGGCTGTAGCGGACGCCAATCGTAATCTGCCTCGTTCTCTTCTTCCTTAACTGCATATCCTCTAGCAAGCTTAGGAAACACGGTTAAAACTTCATCCAACATCGCATCACTAAGCTTCGGCATATCGGCCCAGGCATCTAGCAATCTTAGGATTGCCTTACCCGATCCAACTTTAACCTTGGCGGCAGCAAGCTGCTCGTTAATCCAGTCTTTATTAATTTCTGGCACTATATTCTCTCCTTAGCAGAGTCTATGAGTAGGTGCTCTAACATACGTAGTGACTCTTCTTTACTACTAATACTACTAAAATAAACATCCCTTTGAGTAGCAGCAAGCGCCTGGCGTTCGGCTGGGCTCATGTCCTCGATCTGATATGCCAATACTGCCCACGCAGCACTGAAATCTTTAGTGTCAGGCCAGTAAGTGGCAATAGGAGTGGAAGTGTTTAAGGCCTGAATAACCCTGTAATTCCACCAAGTAGTGGAGTTCCTCTCCTGAGGAGGAAGGATAAGGCCAACGCTACCACGTATAGTTGATAAAGCGTACTCGTCATCGGTTTTTCTACCTATTTTTGTAGCCAGTTGCGGAAAAACTAGAGTCTTATATAGCCCCTGTAGCCATGAGCTCTTAGGGTTTTCCACTGCCCATACGTCTAATCTGCCAATTCTTGTAGGCTCCAGATCGAGCAACGATGCATCTAGGTTAATGCCCACCAAGTTGTGTACTGAGGCAAATCCAAGCAGTGAGGCCACCTTCTCGTCTGAGTTCCAGGGGAGGCTAGGGTAGATAATAGTTGGCCAAGTACTACCAGATAGGTAGTCTGATACTTTAGATAAGATGCCTTGATTAGCTGTAATGGAAGTATAGCCCTCCCGCTTACTGTAGTACGCGCCTAGCAAGATTTGAGGGTTACGGACTACAGCCTTAATGCTATTTCTATATTGCCAAACCTGAGGGCTGTCTAAGACGAGCTTCAGCTTAGGTGATTCGAACATCAAACCTAAAACATTAAGTGCCCCATACAATTTATTTGCACTTAGAGACGTTGGTGGCATGAAACCAAAAATTATCTGGTCATACTTATCTAAATCTTCAAATGTCCAAGATGTACTAGGGGACATCCATGTGACATCAGCAAACTCGGCGATCGAGTCGGCCAGGAGCGTAAAGAAGCTCACATTATCTGGGCGCTTGCAGTGGTGCGACCCCATACCAGTTATTAATACCTTCATGATATCCCTAGATAGGTGTAGCGGGGCACCTTTCGATGCCCCGCATACAGCTTTATTAGAACGGTGTATCTGCGCTAGCGATTGGAGCAGCTGGCGCTGGAGCAGGTGCAGGTGCGGCAGCTGGCGCTGGAGCAGGTGCAGGTGCAGGTGCAGCAGCTACTGGAGCAGCAGTCGCGGCGGCGGCAACACCCTGTGAGGGGAAGTAGCTCTTGATCTCGTTACCCTGCTTGCCGTTGTAGGTGCGGATAGCAATCTTCCCGCGGAAAGTGCGGTGCGCAAGCGCCTGCTCTACCTGAGCAGGGGTAGGATTTGCCAACCAGTAGTCCTTAGATAGGCCAAGTGCAGCACCCTTACCAAAGAAAATGTTCATAGCAGTTTCGTTATCTGCTGAAACGACCCACTGGTCCCAGATGCGGCGCTTAGCATAAGGGCCACCCTGAACTTCAGTAGTCAGCTTAAACATAAGCTTGCCAGTAGAGGTAGTTGTTGCTGTAGCCTCTACTACCTTTAGCTCGTAGTCACCCTCTGGTAGAGGTTCGTAGTTGGTGCTAGCTGCGGCATCTCCAGCCTTAGCGTAAAGTTCTGCGAAATTTACAGTACTCATAATTTATTACTCTGCTTTCTTTGTTGTTGTTGTTGCAGCCTTCTTCTCTCCGAAGACCATATCCAGCATGCGTTCGACCCCGAGGTCTTGCTGCTGTACTACCTTACCGAGACGCCCTTGGACGCGCTCTCCAGCTTCCCATTCAGGGGTACGCTCTACATACATGCGTCTTACCTTGAATGCTGGCTGCATTGGATCAGGATTAGGTTCCGTCTCCACTGTGATTGCGCCCAGAATGTCATAGAAATACGGGGCTTGAATTGCTAGCTGACCCTGCAGGTAAGGACGGTATACGCCATCCTGACCCTTACGAGCCATAGCAGTCAACACTACAGCCTCGAGAGGCTGAGTTGGGTGCATTGTCAAGTCGCGAAGGTCGCGAAGTAGTGCACCCATGTGGCGAAGCAATTCGCCCCACTGCTGCATCTTCATCTGTTCGGTCCCTGCAATGTTGTCCATGCACTTAACCTGCAACTCAGAAATTGAGTCGATGATCAAGGACTTGAACTGGTGCTTACCTGACTGCAACCACTGGAAGGCCTTCATGACAACATCGTAGTTATTTACTTTAACTACAACGGTGTCCCAAGTCCCGTCTGCCAGCGGTGGCTCTTCAGTAAGTGGATCCCAATACTTAACGTTGATTGGTAGGAAACGGTGCCCACCCTCAACATCTAGCATTAGGCGTGGGTATGGTGCCGTGACTGCAAAGCTGGACTTACCAACTTTAGATTCGCCATAAACCATAATTGTTAAACTGCGATCGACGTCTGACATTACTCCTCACTTCCCTTCTTTTCTTCGATTCCGTAGTAACCGTATGGGTCGGATGACACAAACGCATCGCTCAGAGCGGCCTCTGCTGCCGAGCCGTCGTCAAACAGCGGGCAGGTTGCGAAGAATTGACACTTCCACTTGCAGTCTTTACTCGGCTTCGGGTAGACGTGCTTAAAGTGGCTCCCTCCTTCATCCAACGCGTCACGGACGCGAAGCATGTCTTCAAGAGTGCCTTCCAATTGCTCTAGAAAGGCGCGAAGTGTAAATCTATTGTGACGAACTTCAATCTGGTCATAGAACGGTGGCTTAGCGTAAGCACCGCGCTTAACCTTACGAAGCATCGTAAAAATGGCACCATCGGTACGGTTGCCATCCTCTGCACTCTGAACTTCGTCCAGAAGCATGTAAGTCTTGACCTGCTCATTCATGTGAGCCATAGACCCAAAGTCAGCAAACGAGCCACCAACGGTCTTGAAGTCACGAATCATACGAGCGCCATCAATCTTACGACGAACACGCATATCAATCTTTCCCTGAAGAATTACTCGACCATCCATCATTGGACGCTCTAGGATCTCTTCAGTCGAGATCATTTCAAGTTCTGCATCGATGCCCTCGTGCTCTACCCATTCTAAGTAGCCCTCAAGCATTACACGACCTAGTTCTGCATCAGCTTCTAGGTTTGTCGTGTCACGGTAGCTGTCATTCATCTTCTTCAAGTCCTCACGGACTAAGTCAGCGTGGGCCTCTAGTAGATCTTGACCAGTCGAGTAGTGACGGTCTAGAGCCTCGTGGATACGTGAACCTAGTGCCAATGCACCTGTGAATTCTGTAACCTTCGGCTTTAGGCGACGGTAGTAGGTTAGCCACCAGCGACGACGGCAATCCTTAAATGTTTGAATCTCCGAGTTGGAGATACGTACTGGAACTACACTCATTAGAGTTCCTTTCTGCTCTCAACGAGCATCTTCATGAGCTGAGTCTTATCCTTGACCACTTGCTCAAAGTTGTGTGCTTTAGCATCTAGAGCTTCAATTACTCGCTCTTCGATAGATCCCGTAGTCACGTAGTCGGTGATGAGAATTGAATCATGAATCTCAGAACCAATTCGGTGAACACGGTCCAGTGCCTGCTTGTAGTCAACAAGAGACCATGGTCTTTGAAGCATAACAAGTCGACGTGCAGTTGTCAAGGTGACACCAACGCCGCCAGCCTGGGCAGTGAAAAGAATCCACTTAGTGCGTCCAGCCTGGAAGTCGTCGATTGCCTGCTGGCGCTCTTCAGCGGACTGCGCACCAGTGATTAGCCCATGCGGAATCTTCTCCTTGAGCATGCGTGCACTCAGTAGTTCGATTAGCTGACGAGACACGGCGCAGACTGCGACAGAATCTTCCCCAAAGTCGCCGTTCTCAATGTCATCCATAAGAGCATCAACTTTACAAGAAGGGTCTGACAAAAGCATCTTCTCGCCCGTTTCAGTGACTTCTATGACGCCGTACGCACTTGCAAACTGGTTTAGGCGCATCGCTTGAGTCAGGGGGTTAGGAGCCACTACAACTCCACCATCTAAAGTTCCAGCATCAATATTGATATCTGCAAGCAAATCTTCGGGGGTCGAGTCCAGAACCGACATCATGTGGTCGAGCATCTGCTTGTAGGCCTTAGCCTGTTTTGCACCCATCTCGACATCACGACGGTCATTAATAACTTCTGGCAACCAAGGAAGCACACGCGACTTGAGCATGCGACGCATTCTTGGATTAATCCCAGCGAAGAACTCCGACTCCATAGCTGGCTTGAGGCCTAGAATCATGAGCCCGCCAAACGCATTCATCATGGTGTTTACATAGCGATCCAACCACTTGGTCTTGCTTGGCCACTCTTTGGCATCTAGCCAGTGAAGAATTGGCCATAGGTCAACCACAGTGTTTGCGATAGGAGTACCAGTCAGCGCGAATCTAATGTCTGCATCACCAGACGCGGCCCAGAAGGCGCGAGTCTGCTTAGACTTTGGATCTTTTGAGCGGTGAATCTCATCGGCGACTACTGATTTAAAGTTGATGAAGTTTAGATCACGCTGATGTACTTCACAGCGGGAAGCGCTGATCTTACTGTCGTGACCACCGCACTCCGTACATCTAGCTAAGGCAATACTTCCGTAGGATAGAAGACGTGAGTGACTGCGCAGAGACTCCCAATTGACGACATACACCTGAGCCTCATGCTCGAATGCTTTGCGACGCTGGGTTGCTGAGCCCTTAACTACCTGAACATCAATGCCTGGCCACCATCGATCAAACTCGCGTTCCCAGTTAGTCTTCAAAGTGTTGGGGCATACGATCATTGCAGGAAAAACCTGCTCCCCTGAGTCATGTAGTCGCTTTAGGGCACGAATAGCCTGGGCAGTCTTGCCGAGCCCTGGCTCATCGGCTAGAAGAGCTCTGCGAGCCTTAGAGAGGAACTCTACACCAGCACGCTGATGAGGAAACAGGTCCTCATCTCCCTCTTCCATCATTTCGATTTCGCGCAAGAAATTGCTTGGGTCAATACGATTGATCTTCTCGTCCGTGGCCCACTTAGCTAAGTTTGGTCCAATTTCCAACTGATCGCCAAAAGTCGAACGGAGGGACAGACATCCAGTCCAAGAAACAGGGATACGCCAAACGTTGCGGTCTGAGTCCCATTTCGCCCCTGGTAGCGAGCGGCAGACTTCTTTTAGACGCCACTCAGCGTTGACAATGATGTGCTCACCGTCTAGTTCTACAAAAACACCCAATTAGGGTCTCCAATCTGTTACTACAATTATATTATCAGAAAAAAATCGTGTGTGCAAGCTTTTTTTGATAATAACTTAAAAAATTTATTTATCTAGCAATCTTACTGGCTTCCAGCCTTTAGATACAAGTCTAAGTAGGGCGTGTCGAATTGCATCTAGCGCGTGCCCCGCACCACCACGGTGCCAGTAGCCCAGTTTTTTCAATGCCACGTTGGTAAACATTGACATAGCATTTGCAGGAGCCTGGAAATAGATGTCGTCCATCTTGCGACCATTATCTAATAGGCACTGCTTCACAATGCCAATTACCTCTAGAGAGTACGGTGCCTGAGAATTACGTACTGTCTGCGCATTAATAACAAATCTCTCGCAGACAATGTCCAAGTGGTAATGAATAACAGGGTTCCATAGGACCTCGCGTACGGCCTCAGCGACCTCCCACTGCTCTAGCTCTCTAGACCACTCCATAACAGGCTCAGCACCTGGCTCACGGCTGAATAGGGCCATCCCCGTGGCTTTCCCTGGGTCAATAGCTAATACATATTCGGTCATTAGTACTTCTCTCCCCAGTTTTCTAGTGGACCATCAGCATCAGCTGTAAGTGGCACTGCCCAGCCGTCGGTAGTCGTCATACATTTACGTACAAGTTCCTTGATTTCCTCCGCATCCTTACGAGGAGCATTGAGAACAATCTCATCGTGAACGGGGACAATAAGTAGGTCCGTCAGGTCAGCCTGGTCTAGTTTGACTAGGTTTGACTTAAATACCTCTGCAGCACCACCCTGAATTAGATAGTTCACCAGAGTATAGACACGGTCTTCATCGCAAGGAATTCGACGCCCAGTCCAAGTGTTGACAAAGCCCTGCCCCTCAGTCTCAAGGCGTTCGGTTCCACGCTTTTCAACTGCCTTCTGAAATAGTTGCATTCCAGGGTAGCGTTCATCGAATGCATTAGAAACAGCACGCATCTGGTCCTCTGGGACCCCTGCGGTCAGCGCCTGCTTAGATACACCAGCGCCATACAGACGCCCATAAACTACACCTTTGATCAGGCCACGGCGTTTGTCTGATTTAACCATAGATGGATCGTTATATACCTCGCGGCCAATCTCGGTGAACGGGTCAGAGCCAGTTGCATCGGCACGAAGGAATAGCTGAATAAGGTTCGGATCCTGAGACAGAGACGCAAACATACGGAACTCAACCTGGTCAAGGTCTGAGGTGATAATTACGTGGTCATCATCCTTTGGGAGGAACGCACGACGAACAGTGTCATCCCCCTTTGGAAGAGTTTGTAGTGCAGGATTCTGAATAGACATACGTCCAGTGCGGGCACCCATGGTGTTAATCGAGGGATGGACTAGTCCATTTGTGTTGTCATTTAAGAAGTTTAAGAAGTATGTGTTTGCAACCTTAAGTGCCTGACGGTACTTCAAGGTAGTGTCTGCAAGTTGCTTCACTTCAGGAGTCCCATCGATAGTGAGCTTTTTCAACTGGTCCTTAGAAGCAGACTTCTGCCCCGAAGGAGTCAAGTCAGTGATCTCAGCTCCCAGGCTCTCGAATGTCCTCACCAACTGAGGGTTACTTCCGATGCCTAGATCATAGTTCTGCTTAGCCCAAGTGGATACCTGCTCGGTGTAGGAGATTAGCTCGTCGTACTTTTTCTTAGAATATTCGAGATCTACTCGCGCACCATTCAGTTCCATTTTCGTTGTGATGCGACGAGTATTCATCTCTAGTTCGTATGCCATGCTATAAGGCTTTCCAGGGGCAGTCAGGTCCCAGAATTTCTCAAATAGCTTCATAGTCAATACCGTGTCAAGTGCACCGTAAGACCAGTATGGTTCGTAGTTGATAGGTACAGTTCCCCATGTCCAACCGTTGTCAGTAAGCCCGTGGTCCAAGATACTCTGAAGTGCTGCTGCACGAGGGTCTACGTGGACACGTGTTAGCTCTTTTAGGGCAGCACTCTCTAGTGGATTAATAATTTTAGACATGATCATAGTGTCATGCGCTCGGTGCCAAGGAAGTTCCCAGTCGGACTGCACATCAAACCAGCGAGCTTCGAAGGCAATGTTGTGGCAAACAATAGGTCCGTCGAAACGATCCATAGCGTTATAGAAAACGCCCTTCCAGTCTCCCCATGGGATAGACCACCCAGTCTGTCCGTCACCAACCTGAACCAGCCTCAGACGTCCGTGCCAGGGGGAGAAAGCATCTTTCTTTGGATTCCCTGGAAGTTCTCCAGTCTCGGTGTCAATAGCAATCGCATTCATTGGACGCCGCTCACTTAGCCAGGTCATGAATGCCTGAGCCTTGTCTACGGTGTCTACGAGGTGGAGATTGACTCCCTCTAGAGCTGATGTCATTAAATGTCTTTTCTATTGAGGCTATAAAACTATTTAAGTAGCATACACACTTTTTATCTTAGAATCAACTTTAGCTGCATCTTTCAACAACCGCTGGGCTACTCCCGTCAGATAGTAGACCCCATGAGCATCATCATACTTGTATAGAGCATCGACCACGTCCGATGGATTCTCCGTAATCTGCGCCCAGTGTCGGTATTTCTCTGGAAATATCAGCGCCAAACTAGTATCTGGGTTACACTCTTCGCATTGAACAGCTGCATCCTGAAGATCGCTTTGAGGCGCTTCAGTGAGCTTATACCTAGTAACTAGAGGGCAAGCAGCGCCATGATATATTAGGGAAACACCAGTGCGAGAGAGAATATAAGACCCACTCTCCGTGCGATAGAGTTCAAACTCAATCCAGCGATAGGCACCACTACGCTCCGATGTTGACGTTGCCAATAGGGTCCCATTGAATTGTAAGGTCCTCTCCCCGTCCTTAACTGAGAACATACTATATTTGACCTTCTTCAGCCTGCGTGATAGGTGCATCAGGCAGTACATCTGCTAAATATGTCAGAGCTCTGATACTTTTCTTCAAGATCATTGCAGTTTCTGCGGTCATGTGGGGCTCATCAGGTATAGTGGTAGCTAACTCAGTGACAAATCCTTTGATTTCTAAGATCAGGGGGGACATAAGCCACTCTGGAACCTCGGTATCTATAGCTAGTGTTTTAGAGTATACCTCTGATTCATCTCTAACTACTTTATATACTGCGGGGTGTAGAGCATATGATTCGTCAGCTTGTATTTCATAGACAGTTGTTATAGCCATTACTTAGTTCCATTCTCTAATTCATCTACCTTAGCCTTGAGCTCTTTAATAGAGTTGATCAAGATGGGTATTAGTCGCATATATTCCATACCTAGTAGCGGTTCGGTCTCTCCTTCTGGCAGATGCGCCTTCCCCCAGTCGGACTCATCTATAGGTACAATGCTCTCTACAGCAGGGGAGTTGTACTCTTCTAGAAGTGCCCGAACCTGCTGAGCCAGCAGTCCATACTCTGTGACATCTGGCGTGTATTTAAACTGATACTGCTTAGGTTGTAGTTTTGAGACAAACTCCAACCCGAGAGGAAGATCTACTATGTTTTGCTTAATTCTTTCATCAGAGCTTATGGGGGTTAGTAGTCCGTTTGCTGCCACGTATATAGCTTTATTGGTGGATGATGTGTGATTTAATCGATGAGCAAAGGTTAGTCCAGCTGCAGTAGAATATCCAATTCCGTAATCAGTGCCTCCCCAGTCTAGAATATCTAGTCTGTTTGCATCAATCACCACTCTCGCCGAACTTCTAGTGGCTGCTGCATATAAGTGCACGGCTACGTTGTTGCCTATTAGAGCGGCGTGATTTGGGTATAGAGAGAGTCTCTCTGTAGCATTATTATCTACAGTAAGACCGTAGCCAGATGCACCAGGGTAAATAGTTCCGATCTCTGTGGCTCCATAGAAAAATCTGAGCGAGTCCGTGCTAGCATCCATCTGAACCCTAGTACCGCTAGCAGCTGTCCTAATAGTACGACCAGTTAGTGTACCAGCGGATATCTGAGTAGCAGAAATTGCTCCAGCATACACATACGATGCTGCAATTTGAACCGCAGTAATAGTGTCGGTTCTAATAGTGCCACCATTGATTTCAGTAACACCGCCATAGAAAAATCTACTTTTTATTGCAGTAGTAGCATCTTGCCCCGCTATGGCTTTTTCTTCTGCAATTACAGCCTTATTGTAGGCACTAGTGGCACCAGAAGCTGCATTTGTAGCTTTAGTATCTACAGCGTCTAGGGATGCTTGGGTAGCATACCCGCCTATCTGAACTCCATTTGCAATATAGACATCACCGTTGTCGGCGCGTATTCTAAATGTTAAGTTTCCAGAAGTATTGTACCCATATAGACCGTTCGCATCCATCGTAACTCGCGCACCAGTTTGCGATATTTTACTACTGATGACGTCACCTTGAACGATTTTTGAGGTTATGACTCCAGCTACAATCCTATCAGCTTCAATAGTGTTAGCTTTGATCAGGTCTCCATGAATCTCGCTACCTTGAACCAACTTACCAGTTATAGTCATGCCAGTAATTTTGTCACCGACGACCATGGTACCTGGAGTTATATTTGCCGCAGCAATGACACCAGCGATAGCGTTGGCGTCTACCAAAGACTCGGCCTTAGCAGTTGTTGCGGCAGAGAACGCTGAGGATTGTCCAGATGCATCCATGATCCTAGCTTTGAAGTAGTAGCTAGTTCCGTAAGTTATATTATCGGCAAATACTAGCTTGGCCCCCGATATAGCAGAGATTACTCCAATCAAGTTATCTGCTACGGGTGTAAAGGATGCACTAGTAATTGATGCATATACGTAGAGCATGGACACACCAGGTGGGTTCGGCTGAAGAACTCCGAAAGAGTTCTCGAACTTCCCGTTCCAGGTTAGGGTAATTGTTCCCATATAAGAAGTTGCACTGAGAGGAGTCGGTCGAACTCCAGTTAAAGTACTGACTGGCCCAGTTCTAGTTGTATGGGATCCAGTAAGTGCGGTAGAGTCCTGAAGTCCGCTGTCATAGGCAATAACTGCTATGTAGTATACGGTCGACTGCTCGAGTAGGTCTGATCCAGAGAACTTATAAGAGGTGTCGCCGCCTCGAATATCGGTCGATGTCCACGGATCTGAAGTGCTTTTACGCCACTTTAGTGTATACCCAACTAAATCATTTAAAGCCTTACCAGCTTTAGTTTTGTCAGGGGCAGTCCAGCTTACGGTAAACGTAGCTACTGGTAGAGAATCTTTCCCATAAAATTCTACGTTGTCATTGGCAAAAGTCAGCCCAGTAGGTGCCGCGGGTGGGTCACCATCTCGTACAGGGGTAGATACCTTGCTATAGTCCACCCATCGCATACCATCCCAGTAGTAGAGAATGTTATTTCCAGTATCTGCCCAGGTCGATCCTATGGCTAGATATTGCCTAGCCACGGGGAAAACATACATCGTTGTCTCTGGAGCAGTAGCAGCTATTGGGGTGTCAACGCCAGCATCTAGGATATAGGTGATACTAGAGCTAGTGACAGCAGTAACCTTTATTAGGCCATCTACACCATAAGCTCTAGAATCGGCAGCAAAGATATCTACATATAAGATATCCCCCACTTCAAACTTATGGGTAGTTGCAAGAGCGAGGGTTACGGTAGACCCTGAAATCGCGTATGTAGAAATTGCAACTTTGGTTATAAGGGTCTTTTTAGAGACCCATGTTTTTGGCGCAACCGTATCTGGTTTGAAGGTGTACGTATTAGATATAGTGACTCCAGTACGCTGCCCCGATGTAGGACTCTGAGCATATGACGGTCTATCAGTCCATGGAGCCTTATCAGTGGATAAGACCTTAAATGACTTACCGTCCACATCGATAGCCTGAGTGGATGTCCCGTGGATACCGTGAATCTCTAAGATTCCATCTTTAGACACTCCTAGAGTAGATTCTAAGAAGATCTCTACTCTATCCTCAGTTAGTTTGGAGTTGGGTATACCTTTCGGGTATACATAAGCACTTTCAATCTTTATAAATCTTGCTGGAGCATCTGGACCAACGTATGCTGCTGGTGGAGTCTCTGCCGCGCCTGCATCTACAGCAGCAGACACCTGAGATTGTGTGAGCAGGCTAATCGGGCGTAGTTCTACGGCCTTCATTCTGTCGTCTAGGCGACTCATAAGAGTCGTTAGTTTTCTGCGACGTCTTCTAATTCCCATTGAAAACCTTTCCATCAATAACTACAACACCAGAAATAGGTAGTGACGGCTCAGTGACTAGCTCTAGGCTCACTTTTTCTGGGTAACTAGGAGTATCTGGCACTTCTACTGAATACGAGATTATTTTTCTAACTAGAACGCCATTATCTGTGCCGTAGTCCTGCTCTAGATAGCTATCTGCTCTTAGGGCTACAAAAGCATCGTTTAGCTTGACCGAGCACCAGTCGCCAGGCTTATAAGTACCTAGTATTGGGTGTGCGGACCCGTTTGTAGAGATAGTGAACGTGCTAATTGGTGGAATAGATTCAGATAGAAGCCTAGAAGCTTGCTTCCATAGGACTATCTCATCTGCTGAATCTAGCGTATCTACTGCATCTAGAATTGGCCACCCTTGGCGTAGGAGCTTGTGGTTAGATGCGGCAGAGTATGGCTGACTAGCATCAGAACTTAGGTCAGAGTCCTTACCCTGCACAAAGAAGCGTGTAGCGGCCTCGTCAGCGTTCTCCTCGAACTCTGCTTCTAGAATATTTCCAGGGTATTCGAATATAAGTCGGTCAGCTCCATAGGCACTAGCTGGGATAGAGTCAGAGGTCCCGTTTGGCTGATCTGCTAGCCAATCCTTTAGTGACCTTGGGACAATAGATAAAAATCTGAAATGACGCTTGAAGGAGTTAGTAGTTGCGTCGTATTCACAGTCTACTCGGTACTCAAAGCCGTTAGGTTTAGTACTATACTCTTCGAAGATATTGGCAACAGTCTTAAGCTCAAAACCTCTAATTACTGGGTTAGCTTCCCTAGCCGAGCTGAACGCATCGTTTTCAGAGAAGTCGTATCCAATATCACCTAGAGTACTGTGCTCCCCGAACGTGCTATAGGTCATAGCAGCCCTACGAGTTAGTGTTGGCTTGGTAGCTGCTCCAGTATCCGTATAACTCTTGGCAATGTTTGCACCATACATTACTACCTGAAATGATGTAGTCGAGGCAGGCGTGCCGTATATGGTGAAGTACCCGTCAAATGTCTCGCTGATGTTCTCTAATAAAACGATCTGGCCCTCGGAGAGACCGTGCGCCGCGGTAGTTTCAAATGTTGCAATATTTGCAGATCTCTTAAAGCTAGAAATGATTTTTACGTGATCTATCTCATTTGCGCTAGATATGTCACTACCAGTATTAACGTAAGAGATGCTGTAGTCACTTATGATATCTTTTACGACTGCCTCTGGGTCATCGAAACCAGCGCCAGCCGAGATATCTGAAATCTTAATTTTCTGCCCAGGCGTAAGCTCGTGTTTCTTACTCGTGACTATAGTGGCCACGTTCCCTGATCGGGACACTGATGCTATTTCATTGAATAAGTCAATGCCAGGACGAATTAGGTCATTAGCAAAGTCAAAATCAAATAGGTCAGTCTTCAACTCCCTCAGGAGGTCCTGAGCATATTGATACGTATCTTGTCTAGTCTCTATGGTAATTGCGTTATCTTCACCCATAGATAGGTTAGGAATATCGCGTTCTACGCCGAGCGCATCGGTGAACGTGGCTGTAGCGGTAACTATAGATCTATCGTCCGAGGTACTAGCTACAGTCAATACATCGAAGTAGCCATTGTACTTGTTATAGTCAGTAGGCCAAGAGATGTATATCGGCTCGCCAACCGTAAAATTGTACTGGCCTCCAATTAGGGTGGCAGTTAAAGTTCCGCTAGCTACTTCGGCTGTAGCCGCATAAGCGCTGTTCCAGGTCTTCCACACAACTCTGTGACTCAGGTAGCTAGTGAACTCTGCAGCAGTTATAGATAGAACCTTATCTATGAGGCTGTAAGTACGCCCCCAAATAATTCCGCCCCACACACATACCCCGTTACGAACTACATATAGTGCAGTTCTAGCTGGAAGAGTGTTTTCATAGACACTTAGATTGTAAGTATCTGGCGTTACGGCAATGTCGCCATTAAATGTGCCAGCCTCTGTTAGGGATCTAGAGTAGGAGACACTTCTGAATGGCATCTCGGCTAGCAGCTCGTTAGTCATAAGGTCGCAAACAAAATAGCGATAATCTACCGCTTGATTGTCTGGCGATGTTGCTACTGGCATTTCACGTCCTTAAATGTCTTTATATAAGTCTAGCAGCTAGCCAATCCAGCCAGATCTCCATAGAATTTTGCAGGACGCTGTACTAGAGCTATTTGCTGGGTCATCAAACGAGAATGTAGTCGGTACACCTGGATCCAGGTACATCCAGTCAATCAGAACTGCTGCCTTGGATCTGCCATTAATCACAGTGGTATCAGGCTCAGTGCCCGTCACTATTAGAACTTCTCTATTATACGTGTCGATCTCGAGCCTCTGCGAGGATGTAGTAGATCCCACGATAGAGATGGTGTCACCAGTCACATCGTTAATTATTGTTGCTGGCTGATCTCCGTCAGGGCTTAGTGCCCCAGTGATTTCAAAAATTAGAGGCACTGGAGTGTTTCCAGTGTTTAGCACAGTAGCCGAGGTCGCCCCTTCAGCGACGGTGATGGAGTTGTAACCGTCTGATTCACCATCTACCCATTCATACTTAATAGGGTCAACAGCCTTGAGGCCTATGGAGAAATCATGACGACCCTTTGCGTTTACGCTAGAGATATCTGGCGTTCCACTTAGTCGGACATAGGCCGCTCTTGTAGGACTCTCATTGACAATCAGCCAACCACCAGTCTTGACTAGTGATAGTGCCTGTATTAGTGCATTCCTAGCAGCGGGGGCATCCTGCGGTCTCTGCGGAAGAAATGATCCTGTGAGCGTGATGTTTCGATTAGCCCAACGCCCGATTGCATCGTATGAGCCATCTCCCCATCCTCGAGGAAGATCTGGCAACTCCGAGTCAGGTAAGGTCCACCAACCCTGAAGATCGGACATCACCCAGATGACGTTGTTACTGTCAACTGTATTTAAGGTCAGACCGTTTATAGACACGTCTGCATTTAGCTTTAGTCCCGAGATGTATGGAGTAGGCAGCGGACTAAGCGCGTTGTTTACAAGTTTATTCTCAAGCGCCTGCGAGATTGGATCTATGTTATTAGGTTCGTAATATTGATTTGGCATTAGACGGTTCCCTTACGCATCTCGAAAGCTAGTCGACGAGAGATGATCGAGGCCAGCTCTCTTTCATCCATGCCAGGGCTAGGATTTACAGTAATTTGAATGTTACCAGCTCCACCGCCAGAAAGTTTTGCAATCATAGCCTTGTCACGCTTCGATAGCCCGTCTGGGTCTAGAGGCTCGATACGTTCTGGGCGTCCTGCCTCGGCTACGTTGACTAGTGACCCACCAGCTGAAGGCATAACAGTTCCACCCTTAGCTAAGCGAGGGATTCGAACATTCGGAATGACATTGAATTCAAAGTCGATACCTAAAGTCTGAAGAATGCCGTTGATTGCATCACGCAGCGGACGCAAGAAGTTGTTAAGTCCGTTGATTACGAAGTTAACGAAGCCCTCGAACATTCCTATAAGACCGTTTACTAAGGTTCTGAAGAATCCAACAACGCCATTCCATGCATTTCTAAATACACCTACGACCCAGTCAATAGCAGTTCTGATACCGCCAACTACCCAGTTCCAGGCAGCAACTATACCGTTTACAATACCGTTCCATAGATCAGCGAAGAAAGGTCCAAGGCCAGTGAAGAAGTCGATTAAACCATTCCAGAGAGTAGACATGAAGTCCACGAATCCCTGCCAGATCTGCTTACCTATTTCTGTCTGAGTGAAGAAAACTGCAAGAGCTGCAATCAAAGCTACGATACCAATGATGATGAGCGTGATCGGATTTAGAGCCATAACAAAGTTGAAGGCTGCCTGCACACCTGTAGCAATTACAGTAGCAACTCGCATGGCGGTCTGAGCAATCGTAGAGGCAACAAGAGCAACCTTCTGAGCGATCCACTGGCCGACGTTCTTCATTACAGCCCAAGTATTTAAAGCAATCTTAGTAGTCAATGCACCTACAGCACTAGCAGCCTTCTTTAGGTTACCAATTACGAAGGTACCCATCTGCTTACCCCAGTTGGCCATGGCTGACATGCCAGACTTCAGAGCGTCAACACTCTTCTTACCGAAGTTGCCGATAGCGGTTGCAGCATCCTTAGACTTTTGGACGACATAGGTCCCAGCTTGTCTGCCCCACTCTGCGAATGCCGAGACTCCAGTCTTGACTGCACTCACAGTTTTCTTGCCCATGTTCACGATCGCGTCTTTAGCGCTGACTACACCCTCTTTAAACTTACCTATAGAGGCCTTCATCTGGCCCATCTGGGCCGCAAACTTAGTTGTTCCGTCCTTGCCCACCCAGAAGAAGTATTTAAAGGGGCCAATAAGCTTAAGTAGAGTTCCGAGTAGAATCAATCCAGCCTGTTTGGCTAATATTAGTCCTAGGCCAACAGCTAGCAAGAAACCATGAACCTGAGACAGGCTATCCATAAATTTCTTTACGTCAGGGTTATTGAAGAAGTCGGCTGCAACCTTAGCCGCATCGCTAAGAGTTTTGAAGAAGATCTCTAGAGTCTTGTTGTCTGAGAAGGCTCCAACGACGCGAGTCACTTGATAGAAGAGCTCCGCCATAGCAGGAGCAGACTTCACGCCATCCTCTAGTATTTTCTTTACAATAGGGAGACCCTTACCAAGAGTGTCCCACATAACACCGATATTAGGGTCAGCTCCAAGATCAATAATAATCTTGCCTAGCCCGCCCAGCACGTCTAGCATTTTTGTTGCATTAGTTGCTGCAGCAGCCAGGAACTCGTGAAGTCCACCGTCGGCACCCATGTTGGCGAATCCAGCGGTCACCTTCTCGAGCCAGGTGAGCATGATGTCAGCGCCAGAACCAGGTTTGAAGGCATCTTCAATCAGCTTCCCGATACCCTTGAAGATATTACCGAAAATTCCACCGAATCGCTCAGCTATTTTTGAAGAGTCTTCAAAGAATTTTTTTAGACTGCCGTTACCTGCAGCTTTATCAATAAATGCTTCAAAATCTTTGGCACCCTTTTCAATCCACTTCACGAACTTTTCTGTAATTGGAGCCGTGACCTTTAGGATTGTCAGCACTGCACCGAAAAGATGGCTTATAGTGCCACCAAATGATTCGATCACCTTAGCAGAGGTCTCAAATAGAGAAGTTAAGGCCCCGCTCTTGTCTGCCTTATCGAAGGCAACACCCATCTTGTCCGAGACAGAGCCTAGAGCTGTTCCAATTGAAGTAAATCCCTTTTCCAAGGTAGGGAAGTTTTTAGTCATGAGCTGATTAATCAGATCGCCAAGCTTAGGCAGGAATCCGCTAGCTACAGCTTCCTTAAGCATGTCAAACTTTGGCTTTAATCCTACTAATAATTTAGCGAAAGCCTTCTGGGACTTAGTCAGCCCAGCGTACGGGTCCGTGCCAGCCGAGTCTTTTTTCTTCTTAGGATTCTTTATCTCATCCTGTAGATCTTTATTTCGATCCTTAGCCCTGCGGTAAGCTAAGTCAGCTTTCTCGAACTCGATCTCGGCTTCGCGTCTGGCATTAGAGTTTGGAGGTAGATCAGCCATTCTAGCTAGATTGGCTCTAGCCTTTTCGAGATTTAGGGCAGCTTCTTTTTCCCCGATTGCTGCATCTTCAGCATCAAATTTGAGCTGCTGGAGCTCTTCCCTGAGCTCCTTTATAGTTTTCTTTGTCCCGCCAGCACTCTTACCCACAGCTTTGAGCGGACCAGTGACGCCGCCCAGCGCCATACCAGCTAGCTTCATAC